GCCATATGGAACTTATAGGTTCAAGTTAAGTGTCAGTATATACATTGTGGTTCCAAACTCAAGGTTAAATTCATGGTAAATAGGCAGCATCATTCTGTAGTGCGGCTTTCAGCTGCTGCATGGATTTTGGTGGCCTGCGGTAGGATTGATTAGGGTCTACGATCTTTGGCTCCATGGCTATCAAACCATGCCTTTGCCGCGCACAGTCAAGAGCAAGAAACGCAGCATCCGCCAAGTCAGGGCTTTTCCCAATCCGCTGTTTGAACTCAGGCTTGGATTCGATCCTCACTTTTAAGGAGCCAGTCTTAACCAGCTCGTAGTTACGACCGACGATCTCCTGCGCCAGATCACTGTCCAGCCCAAAGAACTGGCGAGTTCTCATGAGCTCCTTGCCTACAAACCAGAGCTCAGAAACCCTGTTGGTATATAGCTCTATGCCAGTGAGTTGGCTATTTACTGAGACTCTCTTATCTGAAGGCTTGCCACCAAAGGTAACACGCAAGAACCGAGGAGACCACTCACCAGCCAGCACGTCACAGAATGAGGAGCCTGCACCAGTAGCATCCACCGCCAGATCATCTGGGGCTACGCCTTCCTTCTCACAGATCTTCTTGATCTGCTGGACTATCTGGTATGATCGTGGCACCGCCTTGTTGGTAGCATCATCATTAAGCTGGAAGCTCTTACCCAGCTCAAACACATACTGTCCTTTGTCATCTGTGCCGACGTAGCCTGTGTATAGAATCGTTCTATCACCACCATTGGTAAAGGCAGGGTCAAGCCCAGCTACCTTTACAGGTTGTGACCCCCAATTTACTTTGTGCATACATCCACTCTTGGTGATCTCATTCTCAGAGTAGATCCCAGCGTCTTCATCACTATCAAAGAACACGGCTCTCACCATTCGCATGTATCCACGGGACGCTGTGCCGAGCAGCTCACGCTTCTCAGCTATCTGATCAGCCCGCGGAAGGTATGGGTAGATGGTCTCACCAGCTAGGATGTTGGGGCTACGCTCACCGTCCAGCCTGATATACTTACCACCCCACTTGGTGCGCCAGCCATCATCGACGTTGGTATCTACTGAGTCCCATCCATCCTCTGGCTCAGACCACACACCAAAGGCATCAAACTTAGAACTAGGGTTGGACATGCCAATCATCCTGAACTCTGGGTTAGCTGAGAGGTTGGTCAGACCAGCGTGGACTACAGCCTCCGAGATCTCAGACAGCTCATCCCCGATGACAATCACTCGCTTGTTCTTAATACCAATGAACTTACCAACAGCCTCTCGAGTCCTGCTCTTCTCAGCTGCAATGAGCGACAGACCAGACTTCTCCAGCAGGGTGCCGTGCTCATTGACATAAGCGACGTTACCAATTGAATCCCGAATCCTGAAAGGCATATCATCTATCACTGCCAGTAACGTGATGATTGAACCCCAAATCCTTTTTCGTGCTTCACGCAACGTGGTTGAAGTAATCAGGACTAAGGTATCCTTTGGCTGGGACAAGCAGTTAACGATGGCATAAGCAGCCATGGTGTGAGACTTGGATGAGGATGCAGCACCGCCCACAGCGAGGAACTTATTCTCAAGGCAGCTGCGGATAATCATCTTAGCCCATGGGTTTTGCTGCATTAAGGGTTCAGGAATGTCGGGGCGGTTCCATAGGATGTCACAAATACGCCAGAAGTAATACTCCTTGGCTTTTGTAAGCTCATGGTTTGCGAAGCCAAAGAGCAGGGCGGTCAGCAAACTGGTTGGTGGGATAATTAGACCACCTACATCCATGTCCGTTGAGGATGGTTTAATGTGCGGCTCGTATTTGCTGTCTAATTTAATGTCCATTAAAGATTGAATACATTGTAAATACCAAGTATACTCCAACCCATGGCGAAGGACAACCCTGAAGACAATAAAAATAAAGGACCAGAACCGCTGCCTTTACACCATAAAAAAGTCAGTAACCCATTCGGACAGAATGGTAAGAAGCGCCGTCTGTTTACAAAAGCCATGGAGCTCTATGAGCAGCAGTATACTTTTGCTGCAATTGCTAAGGAGTGCGGAGTCCACGTATCGACTTTGCGTAGATGGTTCAGGGATGCAGGTGCACCACCTAAGAAGAGTAAGTGGGAAGAGAACCCAACTCCGTGGATTGATAAAGAAGCGCCTAAGCCAGAGTCCATCTTTGATGGCACGGAGGAGCATAAGACTAAGCACGCTGTAGACAAAGCTGCCGAGCACGCGCACCTAAAAGAGAAAGGCAGGATCGATGAGATAGCTTCTGCCCAAGCCAGTCCAGCAGAGCAATACCAGAGCTACATGGCGAGTCAAGCGGTCCGACTGATGCGAGATGGTATGGCTCAGATGAGACCACCAACCAACGTCCGCGAAGTGGAAGTGCTAGATAAGATAGCTCGCCGCCACTTTGGCTTAGACGAAAAGCAAAGCGGTGGCGCGACCAGCCTAAGCATAGACATAAACATTCTAAATGACGCAGCTGCGGCTTCAAGGAAGAGGCCCACCAAAGTTGTCGATGTAGACCCAAATCCAAAAGACAACAAAGACCAATGAAATTCTTCGCCTCACGCACGCATGAGCCCAACCCCTTCGTCATCAAAGGGAGCATCCGCTCTAACCTAGATTACTTTTACTCTGCTAAGCAGATCACGGGAGACTTTGTCAGGGTAATCCCCTCGACATGGAAAGAGATCTCATTCCTACAGAGTCTTGAGAAAGGCTATAACTTATTTGCTCCATGGCACGGCGACGGTGTTCTAGTCAAAGCAGACTTCCTCCCAGCTGTCAGTGATAGTAGGCGTCGATAATGGGGCTTGCTCTGGAGCAGCGGTTGCGATTAGCAGCTGGGATGGTGCGGTGCTAGGATACACGAGGTTGCCCAGCCACAAGGTGGGGAAAAAGACTGAGCTCGACATGATCGGTTTTCGTGATTGGGTGCTGGAATTCAAGCTACCACCCGTCAATATTATCATCGAGGAGCCTCTGCATCACGCGCCATCATCTCAGTCCATGCGATCCATGGCATTGTGCTATGGGCAAATCACTGGGTTGTGCACAGGCATGGCGTGGCCTTGGGAAGGGCTGTCTGTGAGGCAGTGGCAGAAAGATATGCTGGGCAAGTTTCCACGCGGGCAATCGAAGAAGTATGCGCTGGCAAAGGCCAAAGAGCTGTATCCCGATGAGCAATGGTTAGCAACCCCACGCTCCAAAAAACCACATGATGGGATTGTGGATGCTTACCTTATGGCAGCAAGAGAATATCAGATCCACTTTGCAGATTAAAAAATAATTGAGATTTTATTTGACGGTTTTTATATGGGCTGGTATGTGTTGATCACAATAAATCAGAAACCATGAAGCCAGTAAATGAAATCACTATTCCCGAAGCAAGAAGACGCGCATAAGTTTTTCACTATTACCCAGCGGGAGGGACGCAACACACTAGACACCAGCGATGCTGGAACTGGGAAAACTGTAGTTGCCGCTGCGTTAGCAAAATCATTAGGACACCCTGTTGCTGTCCTGTGCCCGAAGCAAGTCATACCATCGTGGGAGCGAGAGCTCAAGGAGATGGGTGTGGAGCCACTATTCGTAATTAACTACGAAAAGATCCGAGGTGGTCGAACCAAGTGGATGACCAAGAAGGGTAAGAATATCATGAAGTGGATTCTACCCATGGGCACACTAGTTCTGGTTGACGAGATCCATAAGTGCAAAGGTCCTTACACCCAGAACGCGCAAATGATCCTATCACTTGTTAACCAAGGATACCAGATCCATGGGATGTCAGCTACCGCAGCTGAGGACCCAACCGAGATGAGGGCTATTGGTTATATGCTAAATCTCCACAATCTTAATAAAGCCCAAGCACCACTTAGGTCGTGGTTCGGCTGGATGAAGCACTTTGGTTGCGAACAAGATTTCTGGAATCAGTGGAGATTAGTCAAAAAGAGCAAACTTAAAGAGCTCAGGACGGCCATGTATGGCATAAGCACTGACCGACTGTCCGTGCAGGATCTACCAGACGCCTTTAAAAAGAACCGTATCTTCGTTGAGCCAATCCAATTTAAGAATCTTGCCAAGATTAAGAAGGCTTACAAAGACTTAGGTCTCACACCTGAAATACTGGAGCAGTATATCGAGCACGGCACCGTCGAGAACAGTGAGCACGTGATCGTTAACATCATACGTGCACGCCAGTTAGCGGAGTCATTGAAAGTCCCAGACCTAGTGGAGATGGCAGAAGACCTGATGCTTGAGGGTTTGTCCGTTGTTATCTTCGTCAGCTTTAAGGAGACCGTGGAGGCTCTATGTGAGAAGCTTTGCTGTGACCGTATCGAGGGTGGGCAGAAGTCCGACCGCCAGCAGGTCATCGATGACTTCCGAGATGACAAGACCACATGCGTGGTTGTCAACACGGCAGCGGGTGGCACAGGCATCTCCCTGCATGATGTCAAGGGTGACCGACCACGTGTCAGCTTAATATCCCCACAGTTCTCCGCCAAGGATCATGTCCAAGTTCTAGGACGTATCCATCGCAATGGCATGAAGTCAGATGCACTTCAGAAGATTCTCGTCGCAAGTGGCAGCGTAGAGGAGGCAGTAATGTCTTCGATGCAACGTCGCCTCGACAACCTAGCAATAATGCAAAACCAAAACCAAAACCAATAAAACAAAACAACACCATGAGTGAAGAAAATAAAGACAACGAACTCGACGAAATCCTAAAAAACCAGTTTGTGCAAGAGCTGCTTAAATTCGTAAGTGACATCCGAACTGCCTTAGGTGATGAAAAGGGTGATCTCGAAAACTCCGAAATCGTACAACGCGCAAAGGACGCATACAAAGGATAATGTCAACGCAGCAGCCACACGCTGACCGAGGTCACGCAGAGTTCAGCCCATCTTCCCTGAAGTATGTGGCTGGGTGTGCTGCTTACCACGGCAAGGATGGTTCATCTCCAGCCGCTGAAATGGGTACTCGTATCCACGAGGCACTGGAAGTGCGCGATCCAGCAGCATTACACAACGAAGAGGAACTGGATCTATATAACCGCTGTGCGGATATGGAAGACGAGTTTCTCGCTGATGCGTTCCCACCAGATGACGAGCGCACTGAGTTCTACGAAGTGCAAGTTGACGTAGATCTGGGTGAAACCCAAACCTATGGCACCTGTGACCGACTGAGTATATCATCAGATGGTAAGTTTGGAGTCCTTGCGGATTACAAGACAGGTATCAGCACCATAGATAAACCCCATGAGAACATGCAAGCGATTGCATATACCATTGGGGTGTTTCAAAAGTTCCCTGATCTGGAGACCATTATGTTTGCGTTCTATGTTCCTCAACGAGGTTCATTACCATTACTCGGTTCTTTTGTAAGAACTGAACTACCTGACCTTATTGAGGTTCTCGGTAATGTCATTAAGGAAGGTGAACGTGTCCGTCCCATGTGGGGTGGTGGTCAATGCCCCCCAGCTGGGGAGTGTAACCCTACCCAGAATTGTAGGTTCTGTCGCCATGAAGATCGTTGCCCCGCTTTAGGTGGTCTCGTTCTGGATGTGGCTTCTAACTTACAACGCAAGGACTTCACAAACATAGACATTGAAGCTGTTGATGATCCAGCATCCATTGAGGAACTCTGGAACATCTCGAAGATCGTAGAAGCGTGGGCCAAACGCCTACGCGCCCGAGCTATGGAAATGGCGCACGAAGGTGCTGAGTTCCCATCCCTTCGACTCTCATCTATGGGAGCTCCTACCAAAGTCGTAGACAACCACAAGTTCATTAAGATCGCCTCCGACATGGGTGTTGATACTGATGAGCTTTTAGACAGCGCCACATTTGCAGTAACTAAGACAGCTAAGCTTGTCGGTGAGACCGCAGACAAAGGCGAAAAAGGACAGAAGTCCGCAGAATTTCTGGACACTTGCAAAGACGCAGGTGCCCTCGAAAAACAAAAGGAGCGATTCACGCTCCGCTAAACCAAAAAACAATAAACCATATAATAATATGCCAAAAGCAAAAGAAGAAGAAATTGAAGCAGCAACAACCACAGCTGTCACTACCGTCGGACAAGAACTTACTATCGATGCCGACGATATCGATATCCCACGACTTAACGTCGTGCAGAAAATGTCCACTGGGGACTTTGATCACGGAAGTCTTATCCTAGATAAGACCCACGAGATCTTACCTCGGGAGACTAAAGGACATTGCATCATCCTCGGTGCAATTAAGAAATGGAAAGAGGACATCGACTTCGACTCGGATGAGATGCCTCGGATCGTAGGAACAAAGCAAGAGATGGAACAGCTTAAGATAGATTCAGAATATCAAATTCTAGAATTTGCCGAGCTAATTCTTATGTTTGCCCAACCAGAAGGTAATACGGATGATGATGCGTTCCCCTTCCCAATTGGTGACAACAACTACTGTATCGGAAAGATCTACGTCCAGAAGGATGCATATCGTAAGACCTATAAAAGCCTTATGACGTTTGCTGCTTTCAACCGTGGGCTACCTCTGAACAGCCGTCTATGGAACTTTGAGTCTCAGATCATGAGCAAGGGTAAATACTCATGGTATGTCCCGACCCTCAGTGTGACTAAAGAGCACGTCCCAGAAGCAGTTGCAGACTTCGCAAACTCATTCCAAGCATAGTTGTATGAGTTCCCATTTAGACGTGATCTCTGAGGAGATTGCAACCGCCAATAAAATGCTCTCAGATCTCGATGACAACATCAAAACTCTGCAAGAACATTACGCTCGCACGGTCGTTATCATTGACGCCTTCGAGAAAGCCAAAGGGCTCTTTGATATCCAAGAAGAGCTTTCACTAGAGGAGTAATCCCTAGTTTAATATACATGACCCACCCACACCCCTATGACGTCATGGGGGTGTGGGTAAATTTATGCCAAATTACAATCACGGCACACACCAAAAATATGAATAATAAAATTACTTACGCGTTAGATTTTGAGACATTTTACAGCAACGACTGTAGTATCAGAACACTCGGCCCCTTGGGCTACTTCTCACACCACGAATTTGATGCCTATATGGTCTCGGTTGTCGGCGATGATGGATACGAATTTGTTGGTCACCCCAAAGACTTCGATTGGGATATGCTAATTGACAATGTTGTCCTCGCCCACAATGCATCTTTTGATGAAACACTTTACAAGTATGGGACCACACAAGGCTGGTGGCCCGATGTCAAATACTCCGCATGGCACTGCACAGCAGATCTTGCGGCTTATGTTGGTATACCAAGGAACCTCGCTGGTGCTTCAGAATATGCACTCGGAGTTAAGCCAGACAAGTCCACCCGAGACAACATGAAAGGAAAGCTCTGGGAAAACATGACACCAGAGTTTCAGGCGGAGGTCTCCGAATATGCATTAGTAGACTCACGTCTCTGCCTACAGCTGTGGCAGAAAATAGGTGACGAGTGGCCAGAGCACGAAAGAGAAATCAGCCGTGTCAATAGGGAGGCTCTACAACGTGGCATACCCATTGATCAAGAAGAGCTCAAGATGGCACAAGAACGTGTTAAGCAATACTTGTTTGATGCGGAGGCTAACATACCATGGCTTGGTGAGAAGCCGACCCTATCGAGAAAAGCCTTCAATGAAGAATGTCGGAAGATGGGCATAGAGCCACCAGCCTCTCTAGCAAAAACAGACATTAAGGCACAGGAATGGATTAAGGAGCATGGGCAGAAGTATAAGTGGATTCAGGCGGTATCTGAGTGGCGTAGGATCAACTCCTTACTTAAGAAGTTGGAAGCTATTGATTGTGCCACGATGCCAGACGGTCGCTATTACGGAAACATAATGTATTTTGGGGCACACACTGGTCGCTTCTCAGGGGGTGGCGGTAACTTTAACCTACAGAACCTGCCCCGAAAAGAAATGTTCGGGGCCGATCTACGCAAACTAATCTGTGCCCCTGAAGGCAAGAAGCTAGTCGTAGTTGACTTGTCTCAGATTGAGGTGCGGACGCTACTGTGGTTAGCAGAGGATTGGGACATGCTTAAAACTGTTGAACAGTCTGATGACATCTACGAGGCATTTGCCATAGAATTTGACATGTGGGATCCAGCTAAAGGATCTCTCAGGGTTGAGGACCCAGACACAAGAAACTTAGTAAAAGCAATTGTATTGGGCGCTGGGTTTATGGCAGGTCCGAAAGCCTTCGCAGCAGCATATGGTTACAGTGAGGAAGATTCACAATCCGCAATTGACCTCTACCGAGCCAAGATGAAAAAAGTTGTTAAGTTATGGGACACCCTCAAGGAAAACCTAAATGGGTATCACCAGCTGGATGACAGAAACTGTGAACGAAAAGACCATGCGGAAGACTTGCCCCTCAGGCAAATTAAGTATGGTAAGCCCAAGCTAGTCAAAGGTAGGTTTGGGTATCCAGAGAACATCACTCAGATTATTAAGCACTCGCGCCGAGTTGATGTCAGGATCTGGCAGGGTTTGATAACTGAGAACTTAGCACAGGGTTTAGCCCGCGACATATTTGCTGGCATGATGGTGGCACTTGATAAGGCTGGATATAAACTCCTGTTCCACGTTCACGATGAAGTTATTTTAGAGGTTGATGACGAAAATGCTTCCGAGGCTTTGAGCGATGTGGTAAGAATAATGTCGGAGCCGCCACCGTGGATACCAAACATCCCACTGTCCGCTGAGGGTTCTGTCCTGAAACACTACGAGAAATAAGACCATGAAATATTTTTACATTGAGAATCTAAGAAGTTCCGACATCACCATTGTCAAAGATTTGTCCAAGACAAAATCAAAAGTCCCCCACCACAAAACCAAATCGGATCACCGTAAGTGGTCAGCTGAGCCGTCCACCAAGCATGTCTTTTACAATACCGTAGAAGCGGATTCTCCACGGGAGCGTGTCGGAGTTGATAACCCACCCCGCTTGATCTATGGTGTCGTAGGTGACTATGATGCAGCGGTAGACTGGAGCGCAATTGAAGATGTCCTAGAAAAGGCGGCATACACACCGACATGGATTTCACAAACACACAGTGGGTACATGCGTCTAGTATGGGAGTTTGAATCACCTGTCCCTACGTCTGATGAAATGTTCCCAGCGTTCATGAAACAGATAGCGCGAATCCTGACACTGCAAAAGCTACATGCAGGTTTTGATAGCACGTCCATGAAGTCGTCCCAGTATTTTGACTTGGGGACAAACTGGAAGCAGATTGGGGTTTCCCTACCTAAGTCTGTGACACAAACCGCAGCTATCAAAGCAGCGTCCGCACAAGCCCCCCGATCTGGTGATGTGGTTATCTCAATCGACGTCGTTGCGGCTGAGGTAGAAAGCAGATTCCCAGCTAGGTGGACCAACCCATTTGAAGTTGGGCAACGTGGACCCCTGTTCTGGATCAATGATGGCATTGAGAGGGATGGTTGTCAGGTTGTTGAAGATGGTATTGTCTGTTATTCCGACCGTGCAGGTAAAGGGTTTGTTACATGGGCTGAGATCTTTGGACGTAAATTCGTGCAAGATTATGAGCAAGAAAAAGTAGGTAGCTTGCTTGACGACTATTGGTATAACGGTAAGAGCTACTACAAGATGAGCTATGGACAAGCAGTCAGCATCAATGAGGCGCAGGTAATGCGTGAGCTCAAGAAGGCTGGTTTCTCTCAGAAGCCCAGCAAAGGCAAAAACACTTCGGAGATTGACGAGGCTATTCTAGCCATCTGCAACGTGAACCGAGTAAATGATATAGCCCCTGTCATCTTCTCCACAGATCGAATCGTGGAGTTTAACTCAAATCGTATTCTCAATACGGCTTGCCTGTGCCCCACGCAAGCGGACAGTGATGGTGACATTAGTAAGTGGCCTTTTATACACGAGTGGCTACACCAGTTGTTTGCCAATAGTGCTGATCAGCGGCCTACGGTAGAATACTTTTTTGCTTGGCTACAGCGGTTCTATATTGCCGTGATGAACCACCAGCTAACTCAAGGGCAAGCTCTATTGTTAGTGGGTCCTACCAACAAAGGGAAGTCTCTGTTGTCAAACAAAGTTATCGCTGCATTAGTCGGCGGCTTCTCTGATGCGAGTGAATACCTCAGTGGCATCAGTCAGTTCAACAAGGACCTAGCTCGAGTTGCAGCATGGGTGGTAGACGATACCACTTCGGCTGCTTCGTTCCAAGACCAGCTAAAAGCCACCGAGCTTATCAAGCGTGCTGTAGCCAACCCTCGTATGGAATACATGGCTAAGTATGCGGATGCTATGTCTGTGCCTTGGACTGGTCGAGTTATTATGTCCCTTAACGAAGACGCTAATAGCCTGTCGGTTATTCCAGCCCTCGATTCTTCTAACCGTGACAAGATTATGGCACTGAGAATATCAGACAAGGCGACGAGTAGCTTCCCGCCAAACCACGTCTTGGAAGATATAATCGAGCAGGAACTACCACACTTCGCTCGATGGTTACTAGACCACCAACCACATGAGGATATTATGGACGGTCCCGCTAGGTTTGGTGTAGTTAGCTTTATTGACGAGAAGATCGCTGAGGCTGCCTACGACAACTCAAGCCGCAGTAGTGTGGCTGAGCTAGTTGACTGGTTTGCCAAACAGGCAAGGAACTACACGGATGACATTGAGTGGCGTGGGACACTGACTGAGTTCCTTATCTCTACGATGGGTTTCAATGAGGGACGCGCAGTCGGTCGGAGTAACAACCCCGAGTTCGTTCGACGTGGGATGTGCACGATGGAGGAAACTACCAAGTCCAACACCAGCGTCAGACCTGTAAGGTCAGAGGGGCGCGGTGGTGGAAAGATATGGGTTATCAATCTCGAAGAGAGATTCGATATCGAGAAAGTGGGTCAGACAGTTCCTACATCAAGTTTGGCACAGACATAGACCCAGCACCTGCTGGTTGGAACTTCACTGTGGGCTTAGCAGACCCACGGTGAGCATCCATCTCCTCTTCAAGGAGGATACGGCATACACCCCAGTGGTAGTTTGCACGCTCAACATCAGCATTATCCTCAGCAATGAAACCAAGCAGCCCGTGTTTGATTGCATTGAGGTTTCCAAGATGGACAATATCCTGCACTGATTGAAGTGGGATGAACTTCCGTTTCATCAAAAGGCGCACATGTTTAGTCAAATTGGTTGGATTAGAGAGCCTGAGACGGCGATAGCGGGCAACTTGATTGCCCTCCCCCCGCGCTAGCGTCAGTATGACGCCTTTCCAGTCCTCCGAATCAGCAGCAAAGTCCACGGTTCCCACGTTGTCAGTGTCTACCGCTACAATCTTGACGTCGAAGGGGACGGTTTCAAATACAATAGATGTGATCCGAGTTGCATCTACGTTGGCACCGACCATGGCAGTAGACTCATCAAGCTGGAAGATCTCTTCGCCGAGTTCCCCGTTGGTGTTCAGGTAGCTAACAATAACGCGCCCGCAATCTGGTAGTGTAGCCCCTTCCTTAAGTGGGCGTGCGTAGAGCTTGTATTGCTTGGAACGATTGAGGTCAATAATTGAGGGGGCGTAGCCATCATCCACCACACCATACAATGGGTCTGGGCCGCTGCCTACTGTGCTCGATCCTGATCCCGTTAACTTGTAATCATGCCACAGGGATCTGATCGGGGCTGTAGCATCATCAATAGTCGCTGCCATCAGGGACTCGGCACCATCAGGGAGGGAGAAGTATTGGTGATCTGTGACCACGGTATCCTCATACACCAAATCACGCCAGTAGCCCATGCTATATATCCTCGGAAGCACCATATTAAGGCTGGTGAGGAAATCAAAATCGGGGCGAACGTAGTCATTTAGAGACTGGTTAATGGCTGATAAAGTGAGCGCGGGCATAATTTTAATGGTAGCAGATTAAGGAATCAGGGTCAAGGGCTGAGGATTATCAAGGTTGTTGTGACTCGTAGGTATAAAAGTTAAAGGAACCAGAGGGTGGTAAGCCAGTAGCAGTCCATGTGGTTTGTGTTCGTTCGCCTGCAAAAAAATCGGCATCCCTGCCCTGCCAGTAGGCTGCAACAAATGGAAACCCGTCTATGGACACGGTGGTTACGTTATCAGGTTGCGCTTGTCTTTCGCGCCTGTTGCCGTAGAACGGTCCGAACTCAGCCCACCAGTTCGGATAAGGAAATAATCCACCGTCACTTTCCCAATCTCCGTCTTCTGCGAAGTTGCCATATGCAACCCCATTAGCATCAACACCTTCAACACCACTATGCATCTGGAGGGCTCCGATGGGGAATCCGTAACCAATATGGTTTGCTTCGTCGTCAACGTCCCCATCATACATCTTAACAAACGGTCCAAAATTTACTGAAGCAAATACATCACCTGGAAATGTAAATGAGTGTATTTCTCTTGAGGATTCAGCTGGGCCACAAGCTGCTCTCTGTCGAGGCTCAACCTCCTCCTCTGAATACCTCAAATATTGGAAGTAATCGTCGCCACGTTCTTCAGAGTGAATGGTAGATAACTTAAAGGGCTCCACACCCCATCCTTCTTCCCCATCAGGATACGCGACATCCGTAAAGATGAGCTCATAAGTTGTTTCTTCCGCTTCGCTTCCATCAGGATACACGGCCTCTGCGGGAATTAAAACAACTTGGAGTTTAAGTATGTCTTCTGTAATTTCAACGGAAGCCAAGTTAAAAACCAAAGCAGAGGCTTGCTCTAGCGTCATGGGTTCAACATATGCGTAATTAGAGACATCCATATTCTCAATGCAGAAGGGTAAATTCTGCTGTAAGAATGATTCGGTCGGGTCAGTTATTTCTGGGACAGCGTCATCCATATCTTAAAGGGGGATAAAGGCTGGCAATGCAACACCCCTGAAGCAGGAATCATTAATGACCATGTTGCTCCTTACCAACTGCGTGACTATGTATCGGTCTGCGGGTGTCGGATCGTCTGGTAAGTCTGGGTTGTTCCGTATTAGAGCAATTGGGGTCTTAGAGTGGGTGAGGTCTTTTATATTATTTGGGTCAGCAAAAGCATCTTCAGGCAGATACCTTTTCCATACCTCCGTCTCCCCATCGTCTCTTGATGCCACTTCAAATGTTACATTTTTATCCTCAATCCCATACTGAAAATATATCACTGACTCTCCTGTAATGTCTATTCCCAGAGCGGCTAACTCAATATTTACATATTTTCCTTTTGTCACTCCTTCGTTCGTGACTCCATCCTCGGTGACAAGGGAGAGATGTGAAGGGTCATAAATCAATGTCCCTGTAGTTGATAGCACCCACTTCGGTCTTCCTGTCTCAGGAAAATCTGGGTCATTGATAATGGTTATTTTCCATGGGTGTACATCACCACTACCACCACTAAACCTTGATGGTGGGAAGTCAACTAGTGGGTCCGTTTGGTAGTAATTCGTGGGTCCTCCGCTGTAATCAGGATAGGGCATTGTATTAAACTGGTGGGTAACACGTTATTGTTTTCTGGAGGAAACCTCCTTGGAAGGGGGACACCTCGTCTGAGATTACAACATTAACCCAATTAGTTTGCTCGGTGGCTGGTATTGTCTCATTCCACACTAGGTATTCCCACTGGTCACTTGTAGTACCAGTAGTACCTGAAAACGTCTGTGCGGTGTGTAAACATGGTGGGATACTTACCCTAAACAAAGGGCACGAAAAGAAAACAGGGGTCGTCTTCAGGAAGGGTCCTACCGATGATTGTCCTGTTGGGGCTTCTTTAGACCATGTCTCAGTCACGCTAGCGCGGCAGGGCCCACTATATTCTTCCTGTATGTATGTCGGGAAATATGAGAAAACGTCGGTGCCATCTCTCTGGGACCATTTTTGGGGCGTTAGTCCCCCTAGCACGGCTGGCCATTTTTTGTTGACGGTGCTCTCATACGTAACTGCGGGCTCTGGAGTAAATACCGTCCTGTCAATTCTGTATATGACATCGGTCGCATTATTATACACCGCTGTATTTCTTACTTCCTCAGTAGGCGCTGGAGTTGAGTTGGGGGTCTTATCATATTTAGTGAATGTTTCACGAGTGAAATATGGGTTAGTCTCCTTAGATGACGTGAACTCTGCGGTGTCTGGAACAGGGGTTTCTTCGTCAATTTGGAACACCTGAATCGAAGCTCCCGTAACCTCACCCCTATAAACTGCTCTGATGCGGTTTATCTTATTTGGATCTTCAGCGACACCTGTCTGATTAAAGTAAGTTTTAACTTCCAGATGTCCCCAATCAACGGATGATATAACGGTGTAGGTATAAGTCTCGTTAGGGTCTATCTCTGTAACTTCATCAACTTGGTATACTTCGGTGGTGCCATCATTATACACCAACCTAGAATTACCCGTGCTGGTTAATGCTCCGCTAGTGGCAAACTTAGACGTAGTGGTAATCGTGGCATATATAGTAGACTCTTTGGTCTCCCCATTCTCCGCTGCTTTGAATACAAGATCTTCTACATCGACTTGGTAAATGATTGTCCCACCACCCCGATACACTACCCTTGATCTACCAATGTTTCCAGTGACGCTAGAGCTCTGGCTATATGTACTAGTTGTCGTCAGCGTGCCATATAAACGGGCTTCTTTAGTCTGACCAGCATCTTTATTAGAGGCTACTGTTGTAGTCTCATTGTCAACTTGGTAGATAACAATCCCACCTCCGCGGTAAGCCACACGTGAACTTCCTGTAGCGGATGAGATATTGCCAGAGGTTGCATATGTGCTTGTTGTAGTGATGTCGGCGAATATAGTCTGCTGTTTAGTCTGTCCAGCGTCTGTGTTAGTGGGTAACTGAGCGACCTCATTATCAATCTGGTAAAGGATAACACCACCACCTCGGTAAACTACTCGAGAGCTACCCGTGTCACCAGTGACATCACCAGACTGGGCATATGTGCTAGTTGTGGTGATCTTGGCAGCAGCTGTTTTTTGTATTGTCTCACCAGCGTCAGTATTAGTAGTGATCGTTGTCGTCTCTTCATCTACTTGGTAGATCACAACACCACCACCGCGGTAAGCTACACGTGAGCTACCAGTGTCTGTGTTGATCGTAGGAGAAAGTCTGAACTCACTTGCAGTAGATATATCGGCGAAGACAGTCTGCTGTTTGGTCTCACCAGCGTCTGTGTCGGCAGGTAACTCAGCGACCTCGTTATCTATTTGATAAATAGTTACTCCGCCGCCGCGGTAAACGACCCGAGAGCTACCAGTGTCCCCTGTGACATCACCATTCTGGGAGAAAATACTGCTAGTGGTGATAATTGCCGACGCGGTCTTCTGTATAGTTTGACCTGCGTCACCTTCTTTGGCTACTACAGACTCCTCGCTAACTTCATACACTTGTGTAGTCCCGTCATCATAGATAACCCGACTAGACCCCGTGTCAGTCAGCACATCCCCCGTTGATCTGTAAAACTTATTGGTGGTTATTGATGCGTAGATCTGCTCATTCTTCTCCTGACCTGCGGAGCCTTCTTTAATGGTGAAGGTGTCTTCGTCGCGTTGATAAATTTGTAAGGTGCCATCATCAAACACAATACGACTACGGGTGTTGTTCTGCCCTACAATGGGCTCGGTTCCCGCGGATGTGTTGGTCGTTATCTTACCATATGGTCTGGTCTCAACTTGTGATTCGTATTCAAATCCAGTGAGCTCGGCGCTACGCTGCTTCCTCTGCCACCCACGCTCATCAAATGATACTGTGTAATTACCCTCTCCGTACTTTTCATCCTCTAGGGTGGAGGTTTCGATAATCTTATACCCGATGTTATACTGGTGGTCTTCTTGAAAGGCCCAACCTTTCTTGGCATAAATGTCCAAGACTACACTGAAATAGCTGTCTATCTCAGGTGGTGTCTCCTGAGATATACGTCGTGTAGCGTATTCATATTGTCCATACTTAGAGTCTGATGCTCCGACTGCTGGTCTAGGGAATGCTCCAACCTGATCCCTTGGCACGATCCATGTGCGCGTGACCGTCAACCCTCCTTCCTGAAGCGTGAAGTTTCCTTCCTGATTCCCTACGTCTGGAGTCTTAGCATAAATACGCTCTTCCGATACATACAGCGAGGACAAGGTCTCATCTTCGATGGGTCGTTGAACACGATCCACGAGCAGGTAGTTGCCTGTAAACTTGTTGTTTGGTTCAGGTGACATTGGCGCACCAACGACAGGTGCATCAGGGTCATAGGAGTCACGGAGCACGACGTAGCTGCGACGGACTAAGGATACGCGGACTCCGCCAATGTCTACGAAGGACTCAGAGAAATTATACTGGTCTTCGTTGAACCGATCACGAGCGTAGTAAAACTTGTAGAAGTCTCCAATATTGTCATTGGGGACAGCGGCCACGAACTTGTGGTCTGTAAACTCGGAGTGTGCTTCCCCAAATTCTGGTAGTGGGGCTGGTTCTAGCTTCTCATTTTTACGGTCAACCAGCTCATAGAACACAAAATCATTCTGGTCTGGAGTCAGGTATACGAACACGCGGCGCTCATTGACCTCGCCATTCTGGATAGCTGACACATAGAACCACTCTTCGGAAACCTGTTCAACCGTTTGGTGCGCTCCTGTCTCCTCGTCTACCTCCCAGAAAGGGTTGTCACTATCGTCTAATAGCTCGACAACAGTAAACCCTGTAACCCCTGAGGTCGCGCCATAGACGGCGTATCGGGATACACCGTCAGGCTGATAATACTGTGAGACGTTGTCGGGACGAAGGTAAAAAAGTTCTTGTGCGTCTGCGCCTTTGGTCGATATTATCTCATCTCGGTGAACTAGGTTTGTCGTAGTAAAGACATGAGCCCCTGTGTTTTTGTCATATGAGGTCGTGGTAATGGGTGCCCTCTTGAGATACACACATTTCTCCAGCACAAACATGGAGTCCATCTCGTCTGGGTTTCTCTTCGATGAGATACCTACTGTTTCACCGACACGAGATTGCTCCCTAGAAATTAGGGTATACTTATCAGATGCATCAAAGGGGTCAGCATCTACAATAGGCATCGGGGATCCCAGTGCTGGGGCATCCTCGTCGTATTCTGACCGTAGAGTGATGTAGGTCCTTATTACTTGATCATATGTGCCAGACTTATGATTGACAGTGGAGTGCTCAAAGTTGTAATCATCTTGGTGATCGCGCTTTGCGGCATAGTAATAAAAATAAACCTGCCCCTCTTCGTCGGCCTGAACAGCTTGAGTAAAGAAATGATTAGGGTATTTCCTAAAATCAGGGTGAGGGTCGCCATATTCTGGGATAGACTCCTGTACACGCTGCTTGTCTACTTTTTCGTAGAATAAAAAGTCCTCGTTCCGTGGACTGACAAATATAGAGAAACGCTGACGTTGGCTACTCAGAGGCATACGCGCAGTTTACATCACTCACGGCAAAAAGCCAACTTCAAAACACAGCACACGAGGGATCATTTACCAAAAAACAACGAGGCAATCACACCAAGGGCTGACATGATTGCTGTTCCCAGTGCGACCGAAGCTGATTTGTTCTTCTCTGCCTCACTGATCCTAGTCTCAACGGACACTATGCGCTCGAATACTCCAGCCCTCCCATTACCATTGATCCGCTCTTCTAGCTTCTCCGTGGTCTTTCTTATGGAGCGTAGCTCCGACATTATTGATTCGAGTTTGTCTTCCACGCTCATGATATCCCTAAGGTTTTTTCGATTCTAGCAATCCGTTCCTCTAATGTCAATGCGGGTTTGCTTGTGATGGGCTGCAAACCAAGGTATTTCAATGATCCGTCGGCTATAGCCCGCGCCATCTTCTCTCGATTGCTAGGATCATTTATAAGTGCCTCACCCAGAGCGGTATGTATAAACTCCCCTTCCATCAACACGGCGGGGCAGTTGGCTCTGCGTATCACAGAAAAATCTGCTTCTTTGTCAAGATCGCCATCTGACCAGTCTTGGCGAGCATTCTGAGTCGGGAACAGGGCAGCGTGAGCCTCTCCGATGCAGGTCGCCAGCTTATCTGAGTTGTTGTCTTTCTTAGTAGTAAAGATCTCCCAACCGTTTGCGACCATGCTGGTAGCTGCATTAAAATGATATGAGATAAAGATATCACAATCCGCAGCATTACAGATATCAGCTCTCTCAGTGAGGCTGACGGAGGTGTCATTGCTGCGAGTCATCACTACCTCTACGTAAGGAGATAGAATGAACTTAGCGCGTTCACACACGTCGAGGGCCATCTCGGATTCTTCCAAACCCGATGGCCCTAGGGCACCTACGTCATTTCCGCCGTGACCTGCGTCGAGGCAGATGCGCTTCATTTAGCTGGCTCGATAATACGAATTGCTTGAGGTGAAATAACTAACCCACCTTTGGCGGAATAAGAGCCTTTGAACTTGTCGTTGTCAAGGTTGACGCTAAGGCCCTCACATGCTGCGAGTGCTAGGGTTGCTAATGCTACTAATATGTATTTAATCATGGTGGTTATGGGTTGCGAATTTTGGGGTTTTCTTTCGGAATGCAAGGCGGCCAGCTGCTCTGACTGCCCAGTAAATGATTCTACGCTTAATGATCCCTACGCCATACAGTTTCATGAACAGCAAGAAGATGCGGTCGCATTTTCTACGGGATATGTTTTCATGTCGTTCCACTTTGGAATAAAGCCAATCATGTAAAATACCTGCACCCACCCACTCTGGGGCCTTTGGGGTATTGATTAAGGGTTGTGCAGCACGTGGGATTGACAGACCATTGCTAATAAATTTGGGTGGGACTACAATTAAAGGCTCTTGTCCACTGTCGTAAGCAATAGGCTCACAAGAATAGAACACTCGCTCTCCTAGTTCGCCGTCATAGTATGTGTGCAGGTCTGGATTTGGGGGTGTCATGTTCAGGCTGGGGGTGAAGCAGGTCTCCAAAATTCAGCTCCTTCTAATGTCTTACACAAGGTGGTGCCTAGAACTTCTTCGCTGTCGTCTGGGACAGGTTCTATTATAGGTCGGATTGTGTGCAAGTCAAGACCGTGGACGCTGTCGTCCTCCGTTGTGGTCTGCTCTACGTTGTTGAAGTTGTGTTCTGGTGCCTCCATCCCGAGGAAATCCCATACTTCTGCCATGGTTTCGGTAGGCTTAGAGGTAAGTGCATCAAACTCGACCAGCAATAATCGATCAGCGAGTCCGCGCTGAGCCGCATCTTTAAGGCGGTTGTAAGCTAAACCAAGCACGCCGTCTTTGGCTAGGACTTGATTAGCCCTCCCATCTACAGTTTGTGCCGCAAAATAGTCACCACTATCCTGTTTCTTGTGTGCTGCTTTACGGTGCAGCTTCTCCATACTGGAAACAATCTGGCTAATGTTGCGGACTGGAACTAAAACCTTAGCTTTTCTACCTAATGCAAACTCTGCCATCTCGAGCAAACTAGTCCAGCCACGGCCTTTATCTATAACCACGGGCTTATCAGTATCATGGTAAGCATGGATCATGGCGTGCATCACACGCTGCAAGTTCTTGTCATCCGCTAAATCCTTAGAGGCTTTGTGCTCCAGCCACTGGTTCCAGTTATTTCGTAACACGAACAAAGACTCATGGCACGCGCTGGTGGGGGTAGTGTGGACGTCGGGGTGCTGTGCTAGAAGGTTGCAGAGCAGGGTCGAGCCGCTCCTTGGTAGGCCGCAGACAAAATGTATCTCTTTCTCCATGGCCCATATTTTAGGCTACAGGGTCAGGGGTTCAAGTTTATAGTGCGGAATATGTTGAGTCTTAGTAAATACTGTAAAACTCGTTAATATTGCGCTCAATGTTTTCTTTGTTATGTAGCTGATCGTTAGGGTAAATAATCAATTCTTGCATTTTGCCTTGGTAACTATGCCCTCCATTTCCTGCTTGACCTACACCTATGTTAGAAGTACCGCTAGTTTCAATACTACCTGCCCATGTTCCGAATGAACCGCTTGTAGATGATCCATTAAAACCATAATTATATGAACCTTGAGACTCATCAAAGTTAAATGACCTTAACTGCTGATTTGTGGTTTCTCCTGTAGTATTGAACGTTTCATACCCTGCACCATCATTTAAATAATATGATCCATCTGTATAGAAAATCACAAACCCTTGCTGACCAATTATATCATCACACCAAACACGATCTTGGCTAGTATTGACTGTCGTGTGTGTGACTGCATACCAAGAAACACCACCTTCATAATCAAAGTTTCCAGCGTTACTAAATCCTGCCGCAGTTGTATCAAAATTTATTGCTGGCTTGCCGTTCTCTGATTCAACAACACCATTGGTAGCAATTCTTGGTTGGCTGGCTT